AACGGGTGTCTACCAAATTAGATAGCCAGTATGGAATTATTGTAGCTTTGATTGATAGGGTCAGAGCCTTAGACAATCAAAGCATTAGACAGGATGTTTTATTAAAAACTTTATTAGGTGTACCCAATCTAATAGACATAGATAAATTAGCAAAAGCAGACAGAGATGATCAAAGAAAAGACTGATTGGATGTTTATATTTGGTATTATTGGATTGATAATAACCATTATTATTTCTATGTTTGCTCATGGTGATGAAATGGTGCATAAATTCAAAAGCCCAAGCTTTTCGGGTATAGGCACTTCTGCTCATTATTTAACAATAGAGAATCAAGAAACAAGCAGAAAAGAAGCTATTAAAGCTGAAATAAAGGCTTATCAGGAAGACCTAGAAAGAGAAGCCAACAATACAACACTAGCTAGATTTATAAGAAATTTAGAAAGCAGAATTTATGCACAGCTTAGTAGACAGCTTGTGGATAATTTATTTGGTGAAACTGCTAATACTTCAGGCACACTTGAACTAGAAGGTAATACAATAGAGTATTCAACCGATGGTGAATACATAACTTTAAACATAACAGATGCAGATGGAAACACGACAGAAATTACTTTGCCTATTGGGGATTTTTCTTTCTAGCTGTAGCACCCTAAACAATTACGCCATACCCTTTACTAGCGTCAAACAATCAGAGGTTGGGCAACTAATTAATCAAGACTTGGCTAATACAGGCGTGCCTTTTGTAAAACTTATTGTTGCCGTCTATCCCACAAGCTTTATTGATCATACAGGACAACGAAGAAGCAACAGTTCCTTTGCAACCTTTAGCACAGCAGTAACTCAAGCACCTTATGCATATTTAATTAGAGCTTTAAAACACGCAGGTAAGGGTAATTTTTTTGATGTGGTAGAAAGAGTTGGTTTAGATAATTTAACCAAAGAAAGACAGCTTATTAGATCAACAAGAAAAGACTTCGATGAAAAAAAAGATTTGTTACCTTTAGCCTTTGCAGGATTGCTTATGGAAGGTGGTGTGATAGGATATGAAAGTAATCTTAAGTCAGGTGGTCTTGGTGCAAGATATTTAGGTATTGGAGCCACAAAAGAGTACCGACAAGATACAGTAACGGTTTCACTAAGAACTGTTTCTGTTAGTACGGGCAAAGTTTTAACAGAAGTATTGGTTACCAAAACCATACTTAGCGTTTCGCTAAATCAAGATGCCTTTCGATTTATCTCTGATAACACAGAATTAATTGAAATAGAAAACGGCATCACCGAAAACGAATCTATAAATATTGCCTTACAAAACGCAATAGAAACCGCAGTTTTGGAAACCATTAAGCAAGGAGTTGTATTAAATTATTGGAACATAAAATGAAAAAATTATTAGCATTGTTTTTAATAGGTTCTGTGTATGCAGACAACGAGGTGTATGTGGATCAGGTCGGAGCTACCTTCAACCTTGATATAGAACAACTTGGCTCATCTAATATTATAGGGGGTGCTACAGCTTCAGCAGGTTCCATGACTGCACTTGATCTTGATGGCGGAACAATGACTTTGGACATCAATCAAATAGGTGATAGTAACAAATTTCTTGGAGATATAACCGCAAGCACTTTTACAGGTTTTTTTGAATTTGATGGCGATAGCAATACCTTTAATATACAAGTCGACCCCACAAATACTTATGGTGCAAATAGTGGTAACTTTAATGTAGATGTAACAGGAGGTAGCAATACTTTTACCTTAGATGTTGCAACCAATGATCTTGCTAGCACTTTAGATTTAGACTGGATAGTGCAAGGAGATAGCAATACTTTTGATTTTGATATAGATTATGATTTGGCAACCAACTATGTTGATGTGGATGGAGATAGCAATACAGTTAATTTTGATGCTGATGGTAAGAGTGGAGGATATTTTAAACTTGAGCATGACGGCAACTCAAGAACATTTAACATTGATCAACAAAGTGAATTAGCAAGTGACTGGCTCCGCATTATTTCTAACGGTAACAGTGGTACTGTTTGCGTCATTCAAAACGATGGCGGAACAAGCACCTCATGTTGATGTAGGAGAAATATCAGAACTAAACGGTGTTGCCCGTATTGTACGAGACAAAACAGAAACAGCAGAATTAAATGATGACATAAGATCATACGACACCCTTGAGACCTCTAATGGTCGCATGGCTGTTACTTTTCTTGACGATACACTTATACGCCTTACCGAACACTCCCAAGTATTAATTGATGAGTTTGTTTTTGACCCTGACCCAAACAAATCTAAAATGGCACTTAATTTTGCTAAAGGGACTGCTAGGTTTGTTACTGGCAAATTAAACAAAGTTGCCAAAAAAAACATAACAATTAGAACCAACAGTGCAACTGTAGGCATAAGAGGCACAGATTTTACTATCACAACCAATGAGATTGGTGAGTCCTTAATAATTCTGTTGCCCAATAAAGATGGTACAGCAAGCGGTGAAATAGAGGTCATGACCGCTATGGGTACTGTAATCTTAAATAAACCCTATCAATCTACCGTTACCACGGTTTTTGAATCTCCTCCAAGCAAGCCAGTCATTTTAGATTTAACTCTTGACCTTATTGATAACATGTTAATTGTTACCAATCCACAAGAAAATAAAACGGCAAATGAAGAGGTTGCAGATCAAAGTAGTAATGTACTGGATGTAGATTTTTTAGAGTTTGATGAGTTAGAACAAGACTACTTAGCAGAAGATGATTTGGAGTTTACAGAGCTAGATATTAACTTTTTGGATGTTAATTTTTTTGAAGATATGTTAAAAATAGTTAACGAATTAGATAAACTAAAAGAAGATGATCTAAAACAAGATCAGACAGTAACAAGAATTATTGGCACTAAAATTGGTCAAGATACAGAAACACAAATAATTACCTTGGTTACTGGAGATTTAATAAGTTTAAGAAGAAAGGTTGAACAGTCAGTACAAGTAGATTTAAACTCTAGTCAAGGATATACTGTTATTTTTATACAAAACGGTGTTTCTAATACTATAAAAATAAATGGTGGAGGAGACTCAGTTATAACCATTAAACAAAGTTCATAGGATTAAAATGAAATTTAATTTAATAAAAAATGTAGTAGGAGCCATAGCACCAACACTAGGCTCTGCTTTGGGTGGACCATTGGGCGGACAGGCAGCTTCTGTTGTGGCACAAGTTCTTGGTTGTTCTCCTGAGCCAAAAGCCATCAATCAAGCCATTCAATCAGCCACGCCTGAACAAATGCTTGAACTCAAAAAAGCAGAACAAAACTTTGAAGTGCAGATGAAAGAATTAGATGTAGATGTATTCAAGCTAGAGGTTCAAGACAAAGCAGACGCTAGAGGAAAATTTAGCAAAGATTGGACAGCTAGAATCATGGGTACTGCTGTGGTAGGTGGATTTCTAGGCTATATATTTTTGGTTACTTTACAGCCACCTGAACAAAATTCTGAAGCTTTAATCAATTTGGTGTTAGGATATCTAGGTGGGTTGGCATCGGCAGTTATATCGTTTTACTTTGGGGCTTCAAACACGCCTGAAAAAAAAGATGACTAGCAAGCCAACAGTACAATCTGTTTCATCAGATTTAAAATCACACGAGGCACAATGTGCTGAAAGATGGAAAACAATATTTCGAGAAACAGAAGAAATAAAAGCAGAAGTTGCAGATTTAAACAAAACTTTAAAAATGGCGGTGTTTGGATGCTTCGGATTTTTAGGAACTTTGCTAATAGCATTAATATCAATACTCTTTCCCCTAAACTAATGCAAATATCAAAAGAAGGCATTTGCCTAATAAAAAAATTTGAAGGCTGTGAGTTGGAGGCTTATCAAGATGCTGTAGGTGTTTGGACAATTGGTTATGGTCACACCAAGAATGTGCAAGAGGGACAAAAAATATCAGAAGAAGAGGCTGAATCCATGCTTACGCATGAGCTTATGGAATACTGCAAGTATGTAGAAGATGCTGTAGAAGTGCCATTGCACCAAAATCAATTCGATGCTTTGGTTTCATGGACTTATAATTTAGGTCCATCCAATCTTAATAAATCAACCATGTTAAAAGTTTTGAATAGAGGTCACTACGAGGAGGTGCCTACACAAATATGTAGGTGGAATAAAGCAGGGGGTAAGGTGCTAGAGGGATTGACCCGAAGGCGAAACGCTGAATCTCTACTTTTT